ACCGAAAGCACATCGCGCATACGCTGGTCACGCGCTGATGAGCGTGTGCGTAGCCGCGATAGTTTCGCGTCAACTTCTTTGACTGATAACAATGGGTGTCCTTAATTAGCTGTGTTTGGGTAAACGCCGGTTCTTTTAGTAGCCTTTGCTTTTTCTTTTTGGTTTTTAATAAATGCTTTTTCAGAAGCGGTCATTGGCTTCTTAGGCTTAACTGTTGCCTTTGGTGTGGCGGTTGATTTTGCATTCATTCTTTTAATTGCTGCATCGGAGCCAAGAACTGATTTTTCATAAGGAGTAAGTTTTTCTTTCATTCTAACTTTTAATCTTATTTTAGCAGCTTCTTCTTTAATATTAGTATTATATTTTTGACCAGTAATATCAGCACCCGTTAATTTTGATTTAGGCTTTACAGTTGCCTTGACTGTTGGCTTAGGTGTTGGCCTTGACGGTGCTGGGCGACGACCTTCTGGCTTTGCAGGTGGTGTACCAAGTGGCACTGGCTTAAAACTAGGACGCTTAACTGCTGGCTTTCTAGCTGTAGGCTTCTTCATCTGTGCCATAATTATTTACCTGTCTTCTTAGTAGTCTTTTTGGCTTTTGCCTTTTTCTTATCTTCTTTGGTAAATGTTGCAAATTTCATTGCAGAACCAAGGCCTACAGTTGCTGCAGCGCCTTTAATCATTCCTTTTTTCTCTGCCTTTTTAATTGCCTTTGCTTTTGCTGCAGCTTCTTCGGCTTTCCTTGCTGCGCGATATTTCTGACCTTTTTCTAGCGCATCCATATCTTTAATCTTGTAAGAGTCTGCTGCTTTGTTTTGCTTTTTTACAGAAGATCTAGTGCCTTTATCAAGTTCGCTACTGCGTGTAGAAACGCTAACGCGTCCACGTGAACCTCCACCTGAACCACCACGTGAGCCACCGCCAACGCCCATTTCACCGCGACTTGATATTGCCATTGTTATCTCCCTAAATTACTCTGATTTTGTTTTGCTCAGCGAAGGCTTCTTCTAAGTTAATCACTGTTCTTTTGCCTAGCTCTTGGCGAGATAGGAAAGGATTCTTCATATGGTGGGTGGCGTACTGTCCGTAGTTGAGCATCTCACGTGCTCTAATCTCACAGAACCACAGAGCCATCACCATATCGGTCTTACCTTTAGTCGTTGGAGTCCAGGTAATTAACTGCTCAATCAGAGCCTTGATGTTCTCGGTCTGATCTGATGGAAGGTGTATTAAGTTATCTCGATGGTGCTTACCATCAAATTGCTTAGTACCAAAGAGGGTAGCCATAGATGCCACACCGAAACCGGCATCCCATTTATTAGAGCCAGTATGGTGTTCCTTGAATGCAACGCCTCGTGAGGCTAGGTGCATACGGATGCCTTCGTCCTGCGTTAAGAAGGACTGGAAGGCGTTCTTTTCGATGATCCACTCTGAGGGTGAGTAGAGCGCTGTCCAATCAAAAATAAGATTACGGATATCAGCTGGAGACGGACGGCTAATTTTAATAGCATCTACTATGTACCTCTTGCTCGTTGACCTGTCAATGGCGTAACAGATAGCAGCGGTATCGCCAATCATTGCAGGGTCTAGGCCACAGATGTAGGTAAAGCCGTTTAAGTCTTTAGGATGTCCTGGGTGGCCTGCAGTTAAGTTGCCAGCCTTACGCATTCCATCAATCGAACCTTTTACACATACGGGGTCAAAGGCAGCGTTTTCGGATACGTCCTGTTGCTGGTAGACCAAAGCCCACGTACTAGCATCCATCGCTTGGCGTTCGTTGTAAAGGTTACGACCAGACCAACGAGGGTATAGGCCGTCCTCGTTCTTATCAGATTCTTCTTGTCCATCAAAGGGCGCATCAGATGCGGGCCATAAAGTAACCCACTTGTCTGGGTCTTCGTCCACCTCAAGAAGGGCTGGCATAGCCAGATACTTCCAAGGGACAAGTCCACCTGGGTATCTATCTTCTGAGCGGAGCTCGCGGTATAGATCCACAGAGGCTACTCGTGTACCAATAATAATCAGTTTGCCCGTAGGGTTAAGACGGGATCGCACGTCTTGGGTCAGCCAGCGAATTTGCTTCTCAAACTCATTAGCGTTCTTTAAGGTGACCGCATCGTCTACAATAATCATATCGGCACGCTTGCCGTAAATCTGACCGCCGATACCGACGGCTTCGATGTTCGGGTCCTTTTCAGATGACTCACGGAGTTCATCACCAAAGGTGACGCGGGTGGCCTGCCACGAAGCAGACTTAGAATTAAAGCCGACACCGGCGGCATAGGCCGTCTGCAGCTCTTGGTACATCGGGTGGGTCAGACGCTGCTTGATAGCGTATAGGAAGTCTGCGGCGAGCTGCTGTGTCTGTGAGACTATCAGTACTCGGAAGTTAGGATTTCTACATACCTGCCACGTCACATAGTCAACGGTAATCGTAATTGACTTGGCGTGGTTTGGCGGAATATTTATCAGGACGCGGTTAGCGGCAAGTCCTGGCTCAAATTTCATACTGGGGTGTAACCACCCAGGTTCTCTACCTTCAATGACATCTACTAAGTTCTGCTGATGTGGGAAGGTTCGGCTGTGCAAAAAGCGCTGACGAAAGTCTGCAAAGGTAAGGTCGTGCACGTCGCCGTCTTGGAAGTTCTTATCCTTGAGACCAAGGCGGGTACGATCTACCTTATCTGCAAATATCTTATCTGTGCGGCGGTAGTACTCATAGGTCTTAATAGACTTACCGGCGCTGCCACAGGCGGCGTCAATAGTCATACCTTCTGCTACACAGCCAAGGATAATACGCTTGGCAATATCTGCTGAATTATCAGCCACGTAATCTCCTAAAAGTTTTTCTGGCGCAACCGGCCGAAATCGGATTTCATTTATACTAAGGAGAATGTAATTTATACTAAGGGAGTATTAATGGATCTCTCCCTACTAAAAAGTATTAAGCAGGGTATTTTTTAGCTGTGCTCCCGAAGGAGCCTAGAGCGAACTGAGGGGTAAGTTAGGGCTCGGCATAGGGCCTCGCCAGAGGCCACTGTTAGTCACTGCTCAGGGTCTTTCCTACTAAAGCCCCTTACTATATATAAGGCAGGAAATTTAGGTCATTTCCCGTTTACGCGGTGTGATGTTAGTCACTGTATATATAACCGCAGGTCAGAGGCCAGATCACAGCTTTCACTTTAGCAAATATTTTTTGTTGGGGAGTTACGCGCACATACGCGCAGAATTAAGCAACGGGGGGTGACGCGCCCGACCGCGTTGCAGACTGTCCACAGGGTTATGCACAGGCTGTGGACAGGGCTGTGGATAACTTCTGATAAATCTGTTGGGGCGTACTGTAACTGCGGCAGCTCTAACCCTTAACCCTTCAACCTTCAGCTATCGCCGCAGCTGCAGCAAGTTACCCGTGAGTAAGTTACTCGCCAGTAGTAAAGTAGTTGAAAGTTCAACCATCTGAACCGCCTTTGAATTGTCGACTTATCGACATAGGCTCATCAAGTAATCGTTATCAAACCGTTATAAATAAATAGCTGAATGGAGTTGACACGTGGCTCCCGTATCCACTACCTTCAGGGTACTAGTCAAAGTGACTAGATGAACCTACATAAGGAGCTACAGAATGACACGCAAAGATTACCAACTCATCGCATCAGTACTTAGCAAGTTCACTAGCGAAGGCGGCGACACTATTGAACGCGATGCCCTAGCTTATGACCTAGCCGATGCCCTCGGAGCTGATAACCCACGCTTCGACCGCAGACGCTTCCTAGTCGCTGCAAACGTATGGGAAGAGGTGAAGTAATGAGCGCAAACTTTGTGGATAACTTTACAGCTGTAACGCAAACTGCCACTTTGGAGCTCACGGCTCATCAGTGGAAAGTCATCATCATCGCCCTCAATGAGGCGCAAACGGCTCCCAAGGCTTCCCGAGCTCTTGCGGAAGATATCGCTGAACTTGTGGAGGTGCAGACGAAGTAAGCTCACCGCCCCCGCACCGCTTCAGGCGGCGCAGGCCCGCGACCTAGCGGGGGCACGACTCCAAGGCATAAGCTGCGGGGCATAAGTGAAAGAGGTAAAGAGATGGCAAAGTTCAAAGTAATCGAGGGTACAGTCTGGGAGATTGAAGCCGATACCATCGAGCAAGCGAAGGCCTACTATGAAGGCTACTTCAACGGGGACGATACAGACGCTATCCCTATGAGAGAAGTCGTATCGGGAGATTCATATTGGTACGGCACCGAGTACCGAGAAGGAGCGCAGTACGCACTAGAATATCTCTCCGACTTATATGAGGGAGTAGAAGAGACTGATATATGGGCAGACTACTTTGAAGAGGAGGCCAAGTAATGAACCGCGATGAGCTAATTGCAAAGGTTGAAGAGTCCCATCAGCGCAGCTGGAAGGCGTGGGAGGAGCTGGAGCGGGCGACCTTCAGTGACGATTACGATGAAGAGTTTGAAGATACGCTAACCCGTAAGTATGAAGAGGGCTATAGCGATGCTCTTCAGATGGTGAAGTACCTACTACTAGCTGAAGGGGAGGGAGAATGATGGCTACAGATCTCCAGACACTAGAAGAGAAGCTGTACACAATTCTAACCACTAGCACGGGGCGCCATATGCTCGACTCTGGAGGCGCCTACGGGCGCCACTGGGAGCATAATCAGCTTCGCACCTTGGAGTCATTCAAAGAGGAGGAGGCCACGCTCGATGAGTACGGCGACCTAACCATCCCCCTCTTTCATCACCTAGTGGAAGCTCTTCACGTGACCCGTCTAAGTGAAGCACTGGATGAAGAGTTCAAAGAGTTTATTAAGGATAGGGAGGGCAGCTATCTTGAAGATATCGAGGCCTTCATCGAGAATATAGGAGCGGATGAGGGCTATAGCGAGAATAGCTATAACCGCGAGAGTAACCTCTCGCAAGTCATCCAGTATCAGACTTTCACCCTTGGAGGTACCGAGTACGTAGCCCTTCAGATACATCAGGGGGCGGACGTACGCGGCGGATATACCCGTCCATATATCTTTGAATTAGCGGATGAGTATGCCCTCCGTAGCGAGTACGCATCTATCTTATGTACTGGAGAAGAGAAGCACCGCTACGACTGGAGTAATGAGTGGCTCATTGAAGGCAGCTGCGCTCCTAGCCCTTATGAGCTGATGACTGAAGCGCGTAAGGTTGGGATAACTGATTACATCCCGTGCTATCAGTGCGGGGCGCCACTTGAAGGCACTGATACCCGTAAGGAGGTCAACGCGTAATGGAGACGACTAGCTACGCATCAGAGTGTGAGTGCGGGCAAGTACTCACTGGAGAAGGCACCTACGACCGAGAGGATGGCACGCTGTACGGCAACGACTGCGACAAGTGCGGGGAGGAGTTCACTGTACTGGGATGGTTCGATAAGTGCGACACTTGCGAGGAGTATCACGGCGAGGATGAATTGTGCGGGTTCGAGGGTGAGGAGGAGAAGGGATGAGACTTACCAAGAGAGGGCGCAAAGTGCGGGCCGTGCTGATACTGGCAGGGGTAGCTATCTTCATATGGTGGATGACTGCGGGCCTATGGTGGACGGGTACGGGATGGTGCGCGGGATCGATGACGGAGTGCGTAGGTATCTAGTAATGGACTCCAGCTCTTGGCCTACGGGCCAAGGGTTGGGGCCTACGACTAGCGTAGGAGAAGTAACTAGTAGAAGAGGTAAAGAGGATGCAAGATTACCAAGTACGCCGTTATTCATTCACCGAGCTGGATGATAAGGCAAAGGAGGGCGCTATCAATGCGATGCGCGAGTCACTATATGAAGTAATAAATAGCTCGGATATAAGTGAATATCTAACCGAGTGTGTCTACATCGGACTGGGAGGGCGGCCTAGTATCGACTTGGCCTACTCCCTTGGCTACTGCCAAGGAGACGGGGTGGCTATCTATGGCACCATCAAGAGGGAGGATGCTCCCGACCTAAGTTGGCCTGAAGAGGCGAGCTACGTGGAGCTATCTAAGAATAGCTGGGGCCATCATTACTCGCACTGGAATACCTTCAACGTGGATATTTATAGCGAAGAGGATGAGGTCATCGAGGATAAATATATTCTGGAGACGCAGCTGCGTGACCTATGCCGCCAGCTGGAGAGGGACGGCTATAAATATATTGAAGGTAGCACCACTGAAGAGGTAGCTATCGATCAGTTACTGGACGCGGGAGACGTGTTTACTATCGATGGTAAGTGGGACGTGCCAGCGGGAATTGTGAAGGAGGTCGAGGCGTAATGGCTAACACTGGATACACGCTCTTAGACATAGAAGATATCGTTGCAAGCGATGCTAACTTTGAAGCGTACATCGAGGGGCGGCATAGTCTGCAGGGGCAGACGCTGGACCTACTGAAGCAAGCGATGACTCTCGGTTGGGAGGAGGATGACTTCAGCGATGAGTCCCTCTTTACTCTCATCAAAGATATCATCGGTGCGAGTATGCACTATGAAGTTACGCATAGGTGGGACGACTGATGAAGCTGCAAGAGGTAGATACTATTCAGGAGCTGATCGAGTGGGCGAGGGAGAATATGCCCGATGCCTTAATTGTGGAGACTGAAGGTGAGATAGTCATTCAGACTGGACTTCAGTCCACTATGGGAGGATACCTACATCCAGTCGAGAGGAAGGGCGAGTAATGGGATACTACGATGGTGACCCTTGGAGTAACCACGTCTCGAACTTCATCGAGTGTGCAGAATGCGAGAGCGAGTTCGATCAGCAAGAGGAAGAGGGGGGCAATATCTGCCCCGCCTGTATAGACAAAGAGGAGGAAGGCAAATGAACGAAAATGCAATATCTTGGGGAGAGTTAGCGGAGCTTACCCACACCACACAAGTAGGCCAGTTTGGGTTCTGCACCTGCGAGGAGCAGGAGTATTTTCCTTATTCAGATTGTCCCCGCCCTGCAACTATGTGCGGTGACCATCTAGTGCCATTGAATAGTGGTTGCGGGTGCCTGCGATGAGAGAGGGAGAAACTATGCAGGAGACTATGAAGAGGGAGCAAGAAGAGGCGCTAGCTACCCTGATGAAGGCTAACCGTGCCCTTGAACGTATCTTTGGAATTGAAGAGGAGGGAGAGAATGAGTAACGTAATAGCATTCCATCCACCTAAGTCCAAGCTGATACTCCTATATGAAGTAGTGGGAGAGGATGGCAACGCTGAATGGGGAGGCGAGCGACCCGAAGAGGCGCTCACGTGGATAGCTCACTCGCCTACCGCTAAGCGTATCCTCGTATCGGGGTGGGATAGCGATGAAGAGGATGCTCACCTAGTAGGTCAACCCTTAGACGTAACTGATCTAGTGAAGGCGGCTAGTCGATGAGCTACTGGATAGGGATGGGAGTAGTGCTGATGGTAGGCTATGCCCTAGTGAAGTGGAGTGGGAGAGCGAATGGCTAGGATGCGACCACCCGAATACAGGATTTATAGGAGGGCGCGAGAGAGAGCGCTCACTAGGTTGGCTAACGCCTACCCCGACCAGTATCAACAATACTTAGAAGAGGAGAAGGCGGATGAGCAAGGAGATGAGGGTGCTACTAGTAGCCTTGATGTTGGTGTTCTTAGCGGTGTGGGTACACGAACCCTCGGTACCTTTACTCGATCATCAACCACAGATAACGGCGAGGACGAAGGCGACAGGGGAGGAGAAGCGTGAGAACAAACGAATCGCAAGAGAATATAGTAGAGCTCTCGGATATTCGAGAGGGGAGGTTGCGTGCCTTGTCACCCTATGGACCCGTGAAAGCAGGTTTGACCACCTTGCCGACAACAAACGAAGTTCGGCTTATGGAATTGCTCAACTCCTTAGAGAACGTAGTTCACGACCTGAACTACAAATCCTTCACGGCCTACGATACATTGAACACCGCTATTCAGGGAGTGCGTGCCGCGCTCTCCGGCATAGCGACCGA